TACCTGACCTTTAGGAGTTAGTAGACCATCTCCTACGCCTTTAAGAAATCGTGTAAATTTATTTGCCATACAAATATTTATGCCACAAAAAAACCCGGAATATTTCCGGGCTCTTTTGATTCAAACGAATTATTATTGTGCGCCTGACCGTCCAGTAACTGCTTCGCCGAGGGTACGTCCAACCACTGCACCAAGTCCACGATCTGTACCAGCACCTGTAGCACCTTTGAACTGAACAGCGTTATCAAATGCAACTGTTAGTGCCACTGTTACGTGCTCGTTGCTGCTGTATGCCAAATCACCGTAATCGGCATTTTGAATGTAAGCACCGTAAACTTCCCAACGTTCTAATACATCAGCACCGTTGTTACCGTTGCCGCCGTCTAAAATTTCAATGTTCATTTGAAATTTGTAGTCGATACCTGAACGTGCAGATGCTTGTTCCATAAAGTCAAATTGTTTCTGGATTTGTTGTCCAACAGTTTTAGTAACCTGACCAGATGCATCGTCTCGTAACGTTAATGTTAAGTTTTCGAAGGAGTACTTGCCCGCTAATTTAACTTTTGAGTTATAAACATCTAATGTCATTTCTTCAAAAGAAACTTTTGGTCTCGTTACCTCCTGCACCTGTTTGGTTAGTTCAACGCTGGATTCAACTCCAAATCCTAACAAATTCACTCTAAAGCGATATTTTAGTTTTGGCATCAACAGCGATGTATTGCTGCCGCCACCTGCTGTTGGTACCGAAAATCTATTTAATGATGTTAGTGACATTTAAATCTCTCCTGTATTCTTGACACGTAATGGAATGTAGATAAACTCTACTGCTTTTACAGGTGTAATTGCAATATCAACATACAATTCATTACGATCAATTGTTGATGGTAAATTGTTAGACTCGTCGCAAACAACAGCGAAGTCATAGATAGCTCTTAAACCTACCAATTCTAACAATAGACTTTCTACAGCACCTTTAATTTCGTCACGTGTAATCTTGTCATTTGGTTCAAAGATATACGGACGAGCAAGTTTGTTTAATTGACTACGTAAGTAAACAACTAAACGTGCTACGTTAATTCTGTCTAATGCTGAAGCATTTCTTGCACGAGTTTTCTGGCCAAATGCCACGTTACCAACACCAACAAAGAATGGAATTGGATTGATTTTTAAATCATATAGTGTATCACGTTGACCTTCGTTTAGAGCAACTGTTATAAACTCACCGGTCATACCGTCTAGGTATCCAACTGACGTTGCATTAACAATACCACCGCGTCTTGTACCAGCTGGTGCAAACCATGGATAGCTAACTTGATCGCTAATTGCAATTGTTTTCAACATCATGTGTGATGCTGGAACAACAGCAGTTGTGCCGCCTAAGTCAGTTGTAAATCCGTTAGGATAATACATTGCTGAGTATTCGTCGTATGTAACAACACCAGCATCACCGTTATCAGTAACACCTGCTGCGTTGCTTCCCCAGTTGCTTAATGATGTTGCATCAGATTCTAAGCGTAATGGAGTATCAGCAATAACAAACGAAGTTAATCCGCGATCAATGTTTAAGTTAACCAAGTTACCATAAACTTCTGGATAACCAGGAGCAGAACTTAAATTAAAGTTTCTACGTTCTGTATCACGAATTTGTAAGTTTGTATCGATTGTAGATTTCATTGCTGCAACAATAACTGCACGTTGCGCTTTGCGTCCGAAGCTACCTGAACCATCTTCTTGGTTAGGAGAAGCAGTAGACCAGCGATCTGGCCAGTATGTGCTCATGCCTACATTGGCCATTCGAACGTTATCTGCTGTTGTATCAATATAGTTATTGTTGTATTTCTTAACGTTACCACCTGAGCGACGTAGATTCCATAACAACATGCCTTTTGGATACAGTGCTGGATCTGGTGCATCTGTATCTAAGAAATTGCTTGATAGTAGTTCTTGGATAGATCCGCTTGGTGCAGATGTTACTGTACCGCCACTAGTGCCTGCACGAGCGTCAGCAAACACAACGCCTTCTTCAGTAGTTTGATCTGTTTTATCAACTAGTACCCAACGTAATGCTTTGTTGGTAACACCAGTTAATTCGTTATTGTAACGATAGATAGTTGGAAAATTTTCCATATCAGCAGTGCTGATCCATAAATCGCCAGTTACAAAATCGCCGCTACCGTCTGGTCTTGCAGTTGGTCTTGACGCACTAACTACCGGACCAAATGCATCTGTGGTTGCAAATACAGTTTTATATCCCTTCCAAGTTGAGCCATTGTGAACCATGATGTCAATTTCTGAGAAATTGTTGTTATACCATAACTGACCATCTGATGGCTCATTTAATGGAGCACTTGCAGATGCAGTAAATCCAACAATTGACAGTGGTTGCCATTGTGTTGCAACAAAATCTTCAGGTGCGCCAGCTGCTGATGTGTAGAAATTAGCTGATCCTGACCACTGACCGGCTGTGTATGCTAATGGAGTAAACAAATCAGCAATAACTGTTCCGGTTACATCAGTTAATCTAAAATCACCACCTTTCTTATGATAAATTTGTAATTCGTAATCTGCTGTTACACTAGCTTCAATGTTAGTTAACCCAGCAGCATTGATTGCAGAAGCAATTAAAACAGCATCATCTTTGTTACTATTCAATGAAGCTGTTGTTACTGTATACGCTGCACTTAGATCTTCTGAACTTGTTATAGATTCTTTAATAGTAAAAGTCTTAACACCAGAACCTGCATTATTAGTAAGGCTCATTACAGAAGATGTAATAACTGTGTTGCCTGTACCTACTCTGCGGAATACACGGAAAGTTGCTGAATTTAAAGTTGCATCTAACGCATCACCATTGCTGTCCGGTGTTGCATAGCTAAACTGCTCATCGCTGTTGTATTGTACATATACAGAATCTAGTGCAATATTTTTGCCCCCGCCTGTACGATCTAGATAATACAATGCTGAACTACCAGTTGCATACAATGGTGCTGAATATGTAATCCAAGATTTAGTTGCAGAGTTATATCGCTTGGCTCTCCAACGTGACCCGTTGCCTTGTTCTGTAGTCTTGATCCATACAGATCCTGTTGGGAAACCAGCTAAGGCATTACCAAATGTTCCTGAAGTAGCTGTGTCTACTCTCTTGTACAATGGCACTTGAGTGTGTGGAGCCAATGTTAATTTTGGCTGTAAATATGTGCCGTTTGTAAAACCACTAGCACTTAATGTAGTGTCACTGATAACAATTGCACCGCTCTTTGTAGAGTCGCCGGCACCTTCTGTTGCACCATCTGAATAAATGTATACTTTACCTGTTGTACCAGCAGTAAACGTTGCTGTTACTCCGGGAATGGCTGCACTGATAATTGCATTTTTAACTTGAAGCGGAGTTGCACTAGACAAAGTAACTAGTGTTCCGTTGATTTTGAATGAACCAGTTACAGTTGTAAAACTGCCTGATACTAGTGCTGGATGACTTAAACACCATTCTGGGCTACCAACTAGTACCCAAGCACCTGGAAGAACGCCACCGCCAGCATTTCCTGGAGATTTGTAAAAAAATCTAGCTTCTTCTTTTGAAGAAATGTAATCGCCTGAACCAAATACAGTTTCAAATAAAACTGCATAGTCGCCAATGGAACCGACGGATGCTTTTGGAGCACGACCGTAGTCACTGCTAGCTTCAACTTTAACAAGTGAATCGCTATCAGTTAATACCAATGGAGTTTTTGTTGTGAATTTTTGTCCACCGTCTGCAACTAATGAGCTATTCCATTCTTGAATGCCCCATGTTGAATTAGTAGTATCTAACCACCATTGGCCGTCTGTTGGTTCTGCTCCCGGGGCGGCTGATGTTGGAGTTAACTCGGCTAAGTCCACGTCAGCGCGAACAATAATTGCAGAATTTGATGAACCTAAGTAGCTATACGCTGCCAGTAGACCATACTCATTTAATTCACTGCCATGTACGGGAGATCCGCTGGCTGTCTTTTCAAAGAACGGAACACCAAATGTGTCCACAAGTTCTTTCTGGCTAGTCATCTTAAATGCTGTGCCAATTGCTGATTGAATAGTGCCTGCTGCTGTTGCAGTACCTGCACCGTTCGTTTTATTCATTTGGGTAGCTAACACGATTAACGGAGTTGTACCAGGTTCAGCTGGTGTATAAAAACTCTCGTCAATGACTGTTACGGCTACGCCTGGGGATTGTAATGTCGCCATGTACCTATTCTCCTGGTAATAGTTTGCTCAAAGTATTTAGCGGTTTATAATAAAAATTGGTAGTTAACCAGTATGAAAAAGGGGAGAAAAAGGTGTAAATAGTTTTATGAGACCTATTTGTAAGTGCGGACAGCGACCTAGAGCTGTAAATTATAAAAAAAATGATAGAGTTTACTATAGAAAACTCTGCGAAATCTGTATGTCTCACGGACTAAATCATAGAATACCCCGCTGGGTTAGAGCAGGGTATCAAATAAAGGCACAATGCGATAAATGCGGGTTTAAGTCAACTCACAAAGAAGTATTTAGAGTATTTCATATAGACGGTAATCTTGATAATTGTCGTCATAACAATTTGAAAACAGTATGTGCCAACTGCTCTCAAATACTAGCTAAAAGCGGAGTTACTTGGCGTCAGGGCGATCTCATTGCTGACTATTAATTTAGTTTGATTATACAGTTCATCGATGGTACCGTTATTATCTAGCACAGCATCAAATTCTGTTCCAACCCATGCAGTTTCACTGGCATGTATTTTACGCATCCTAAGTTCGTTAATTGCAATATTCATGCCTCTGTTTGCGTCTATTGCTACGTCATACCAATCAGGTAATTCACCACGCTGAACCCATAAAATTTGGCCACCTGCATTTCGAATGCTTAGTATTTCATTTGGAAATCGACAGTCTGATATAACCACGTGATCCTTGCTTGTACGAATTTTGTTTTCTAAACTTGCAATCCATATATCGTCATGGAATGCTTTACGGCAAACTTCAGTACCCCAGTATTGCAGCACCCATCTAGGAGTTAGTGTTGGCATGTCTAACCGTGCTGCCCACCACGGATCAACTTGCTCTCGCCACTCGCGAGCTTCTTTAGTGCGCCCTTCAAGCATGGTTCTGTCCCAACCGAATACTGAAGAAACTGCATCTTTTAATGTAGATGCAAAACTCTCTCGTCTAAATTCGTGGAAGTTTACTAGATAGTCCGCAACTGTGTCTTTGCCTGAACCAATAAAACCGCAAATACCTATGATCATAAATGTCTCCTATATAGACATTATAATATAGATTATCTAAAAAGTCAAAGAATTTTAGTCGATTTATCCAGTTACGAATGTGTAACCAATACCGCCTGAAACACTCTTCATTAGGTCCTCGGTTAATTTATCTATTTCTGCTTGCCCCTCGGTTTTCATTGCTGATCCATTGAGGCTGCTTCCGCCCTGCGGACCTGCAATCTGAGCAAATTTTTCTCGAGCTTGGCCTAACATTATTTTACAGTTAGCTAAAGTGTAATCTTTGATCCACTGTCCTGCGTAAGTATCTTCAATGATTGCACTGTCGGGACGAGTGTTATAAATCCAAAGCATTACGCTTTCGTCGGACCGAGGCCGCTGTTGAATAATAAGTTTGCGGCTTTGCGGATTCCAAGCAAAGTTAATAAATGATCCAAACATCTTGCCCACTAATTCTTGATACTGAGCAAATAATTCATAAGTTAGTAGGCCGCCCATGTTTGTAGAACTTAACAAATAGGTATTGGTATAGGCCATGTTAAAAGGTTCAAACACTGTGCCGCCGTTTCCGCCACCACTTCTAGATCCAATGCTGCGTCTAAAAATTTGACGTACCTGTTGGATTTCCTTGGGAAGAATATATTCGTTTTGATCAACCTTAATGGTTAAAAACGCATAACTTTCTTCTACAGCATTGTCCGAACGCTGGCGAAATACTGCTAATGCACGATTCAGTGCAGTTTCGTAGTGTATAGGGTCTAACTCAATATCGATCATGCCGTCGCCCAGCATGGCTTTACAGTAGTTATAAACCTCTTGTTTTACTTGATCGTTTTGGCTCATACTGTTATTTATCGTAGCGGTAAATATATGACTATGCCAAGACTCTCTCTTTATAGGCCCGAAAAGGGCAACGACTACAAATTCATCGATAAAACCGTTTGGGAAATGTTCCAGGTTGGTGGTACAGATGTACTGGTTCACAAATATATCGGGCCGGGCGATACTAATTCTACAGATCCTATCAATAGATTAAGCAATAATGCAATTCCAGAGCTAGGAATACAAGATGTGTTATTTCTAGAAAATCGAGATCGCAAGTATGATCCAGATATCTACCAATTACGAGGGGTGTACAATCTACAAGATATAGATTTTAATCTAAGTCAGTTTGGATTATTTTTACAAAACGATACAGTATTTTTAACGTTTCATATAAACGATACTGTAGAAAAAATAGGTCGTAAAATTATGGCAGGTGATGTAATTGAATTGCCACACTTAAAAGACGACCACGCATTAAATGATTTACAATTTGCACTAAAACGATTCTTTGTGATTGAAGAAGTCAGTCGCGCAGCAGAAGGTTTTTCAGTAACTTGGTATCCACACCTATATCGTGCAAAATGTAAACCGCTAGTCGATAGTCAAGAA